TGTACAATCTGTTTCTTGAGAAGAAAATTAAGCATTACACAGAACATGGTAAAACGTTGTCTTGTTTTGCTCTGAACAAAATGTTACCTGCGCTGAAGATTGAATTTCCATTTTTACAAGAAGTTCATTCACAACCATTGCAGATGGCTTCTCGTAATTTGGATAATGCATTTACTCGATTTTTCAGAGAAAAGAAAGGGTTCCCAAAGTTCAAGTCAAAGAAGAATCCTGTTCAATCTTTTCAGTATCCACAAGGTGTAAAAGTAAGATGGGAATCGGGTAAAGTGTATCTTCCAAAAGTTGGTCGAGTGAAGTGTAAACTTCATAGATTTTTTGAAGGAGACATTAAGACTTGTACAGTTTCAAGGACGTCTACTGGAAAGTATTTTGTATCTATCCTTGTTGATGACAAAGAACCAGTTCCAGAGATTCAATCATTTAATTCAGAACATACAATTGGAATTGATGTTGGATTAAAACATTTTGCTACTCTATCTGATGGAACAAAGGTTGAGAACCCGCGATTATTTAAGAAATCTTCTGAAAAACTCAAGAAACTTCAACAGTCCCTCTCACGTAAAGTGAAAGGATCAAACAATTATAAAAAAGCAAAACTAAAAGTTGCTAAATGTCACGAAGCCGTTGCAAACCAGAGATCAGATTTCTTGCACAAACTTTCTTTTACATTAGTCAGCGAGAACCAAGCACTTGCAATTGAAGATTTGAATGTATCTGGAATGGTTAAAAACAGACGATTAGCAAAACATATTAGCGATGCTTCATGGTCAGAATTCAGACGACAGTTAGATTACAAATGTAAAAAGTATGGAAAAACGCTACTTATAATAGGTAGATTTGAACCATCTTCTAAAATCTGCAATCACTGTGGGTATCATAATAAAGAACTCAAGTTAGGAGAAAGAATGTGGGTGTGTCCTAATTGTGGATCTGAACTTGACCGTGATGTTAATGCTGCTATCAATATCAAATGCTTTGCATTGTTAAAGCAAAATACAGGGCAGGAACTGCCCGGTGAGCCTTTGGAGATTGAGTCAGACATCCTAGATGCATCGATCAATGAAGCAGGAAGCCCCATCCTCAAAACTCGTAGAGTTTAGGGTGGGGTAGTTCACCTGTTTGCGTTGTTTTATTTATAATGATACCAGTATTTGGGATTCTTGCTACTATTATATGGTTTTATGCATTTTGGTATCTATTTACGAAAATTATACTTTAAATTACTAATTTTTTCTGGAGGAGTTTTATGGAAGTAGACGATGACGTTTACGTGTGGGAGGAAGCGACATACCGGGTGGTTAATGGTGAGCCTGAAGTGTTGTTGTTTTCTCGCAATTATAATGACAAGTTTAAGACGGCTGTGCATGTAGTAAAGGGGTTTGAACCGTATTTTTATGCTCCTGCGCACGAACGCCATTATCATCATTTGATTACTCGATACGGACCCGATGTAGAGATTGATGCGTATGGCCGGGAGGTTAGGAGGTGTTATACAAGGATTCCAAGCGATGTTCCAAAAGTCCGTGATATGGTGGATGGATCTGGAAAACGAGTCTTTTCATTTACTGATATGGCTGATTTCCTCTTTGAGAAACGGTTTCTGGTTGACAAAGGCATAAAGTATGCATACAAGTGGGATGACCAACTGGGAAGTCCCGTACCTGTGGAAGTCCCTAGTATCCTGATGCCTCGTATTGTTTACTTTGATATTGAAGTGCTGGCTCCAGAGGATATTATGCCACTTCCGAATAGTCCTAGGTTTCCCGTGGTTTCCATTCAGGTCAAGGATAGTTATACTGGTAAGATATTAGTATTTACCTATGGATTACCGGCGAAATTAGCAGAGGATCATCTGGAGTGTTTTAGTGAGCGGAAATTGTTTCAGGCATTTATAACGTACCTAAAGACAATTGACCCAGATATTGTGACCGGTTGGAACATATCTGCCTATGACGTGCCTTATTTGGTAAAACGAGCGCAAGAATTGGGTATTTTAATTAACGGTCTTGGAAGGTTTGGTAAGCCGTATGCTGAATTTGAGACTGAAACAAATAAGTGGAATATTAAAGTAAAAGGACGTGGAACTCTTGATATGATCGACGCTTTTAAAAAGTTAATGATTATGAAGAGTCAAAGAGAATCCTACGCCTTAAAGGAAGTTTCAAAGGATTATGGGTTCCCCTATGATGATTACGGGCCAAAACTTCAGAGGCTCTTTGACAACGAAGAATGGGAAACTTTTTTGCAGTATTGTAGGAATGATGTAATTTCACTTGAAACCATCAATAATCATCCTGATGTTATCCTGTTTGAGTTCTATGAAAACCTACGCATGATCTGTGGGACTCGTATTGATGACACCCTTTATAATTCAAAATTAATTGAAATGTATCTAATGCATAATAGAATCAAGCCAATGCCAACAAAAAATCACAGCAGCGAGCCAAAGAAGAAGTTTGAGGGTGCTTATGTTATGTCACCTCCTCCTGGGGTTCATGAGAATGTTGGAACTGTTGATCTAGCAGCACTTTATCCTACGATTATGCGAGCGTTCCCAGATGAGACTTCCCCCGATATCGATCATAAAATCATTGATATGCTTAACACTTTCGTAAACAAGCGTGAGATTCTTCGTGAACTACGAAAGTCAGGAGACAACTCAAGTGGAACTGCCCTTCGTGAATATGCCTACAAAGTACTAGCAAATTCAGTGTATGGAGTAGTAGGATCTCCTAATTTTAGATTGTTCAAACGAGAATGCGCAGAATTCGTAACATCCACCGGACGAACCATCATCCATTATATACAGGAACAACTAATTAATAAGTATATGAAAACTGTGATATACGGCGATAGTGTAATTGGTGCATCAGAGGTAAAAATTTATGATGAAAATGGTAATGCACAATTTGTTACCATAGAATCGTTATTTACAAAGGTGGATTATATAAAGGAAAGTAAAGAATATTGTAATTTAGACAATATTTGGGTTGAATCTATTGATAATGATGGAAAAATTGTTCTTGATAAAGTTTCATATATTATGCGACATTTAACACAAAAGAAATTGTATAAGTTATCAATAAGTAACTGTTGGAATATTACTGTAACTGAAGATCATTCATTATATTCTTATGCAAAGTGGATTAAACTATGTAATAACATGATGGATAGATTTGAATTATGTAAACCTGATGAAATTGGAAACATATATAAAAATATTATTGTAAGAAGGAATTCTATTCCAAGTAGGAATATAGAATCTTTAGGATATGATATAAAATTTTATGAATATTTAGGATATCATTTAGCAAATGGAAGTTTAATAATAAATAAAGAAAAAACTAAATTTTATTATGGTAGTATATCATTTGGAGATGACGATGTTGTATTATATAATTATTTTATTCCTTACTTAAAAGAAAATAGGTTTGTTACTTCAGAATTATGGAAAGACAAGCGTGGAAAAAATGATTATAAATATAGCGGATTAAAATTTATAGAGTTTATTACTGATAATATTGGACACTATCATGATAAGAAGGTTCCTCAATTTTTATTTAGTGAAAAAATTGAAAATATTCAAGCATTTATTCGTGGATATTATACTGGTGATGGAACGGTGATGATACGGAGTGGTAGACCTATTATTAGAGTTACTTGTATACATGAGTCAATATTAGAGGATATTCAAAAATTGATGTATATCTGTGGTATTCCGTCTAGTTATTTTAAAGAATCAAAATCAAATTCATATAAAGGTAAAGAATCTGGAACTTATTCTCATCATTTAGTAGTTAGTGATATTAATAAATTCAAGAATGAAATTGGATTTTTAACTCCTAGAAAACAAGATAAGATTGTTCATACATTTGATTATAAAATATCAAATGAATATGACTGGACGTATACGAATAAATCACCATCAATAGAAACTTTACAGTCAAATTGCTATGTATATGACCTAAGTACTGAAAAATATCATAGGTATTTTGTAAATAATATTTTAACTCATAACACAGACTCTTCGATGTTTAGTCCGATTTCTAGTCCAGAGGAAGGTTTAAAAATACAAGACAACTTAAACAAAGATCTATTAACATGGGGGAATGAGCGCAATGCAAAGGTTCCGTTCTCTCTTAAATTCGAAAAGTGGTATAGAACTTTAATCTTTAAAAAAGGAAGTGGAGGAAAAGACGTAGCCAAAAAGAAATACTGTGGACATCTATTATGGGAAGAAGGTCAGGTAAAAAACGAATTAAACTTCAAAGGAATTGAACTAAAACGTTCCGATCAATCCAAAATTTCAAAAGAATGTCTTCATACTTTCCTCGATCTCGTTCTCATGCAGTCGAAAGTGGATGAAGCAATCGCCTACGTCCGTGAAACTTATAAGAAGTCCCTCGCAGGACAGATACCATACCGAGACGCTTCTATTCCAAAGATGATCCGTTCGGTAGGCAACAAATCTCCACACAAACGAGGCATTGAAAACACAAAGAACATCCTTCATTACATCATCCCAGATGGAGTGAAACCGCGTTTGCTCTATTTAAAGGGCGATATCAATGAAATCTGTATAGACGACGAACTCGAATTGGATCAATCCCTGGTTGAAAATATAGACTGGGAACAAATGACCGAATCAACTATAACCAAGAAGATGAAAAGTTATATAGAAAGTCTGGGCCACAAATGGGACGTAGTAATCCACGGACAAACCGGGTTAGAGAAATTCCAATGAGGGGATACTGACGTTCCCCTTCAAACCCCTAGTCACGGGAGAGATGATACAGGAGAAACAAATTGAAAGACGAGCCTACAGTAACAAAGTGGTGCAAAGATTGCATATATGCTAACCTGAAGAAACAACACTGTGAAAAAAATGATATAGTTATAACACAAAGATCTAGTTACAACAAATGCACAGCATACAAACGAAGAGATGAAAATGAAAAAAGTTAAATCTGATGAGCCGTATATAAAATCGATATATGACCAATTAAGACGAATGTTTGAAAATGGAGATAAGAGAATAGTCAAAATGTGTTGTGGTTATGAGTATACTGATAAGATTATTAAGATATACTGCGTAATAAATCCATTCAGCGAACATTATGTTATTGAGATAGAGGGGGCATCCTCTGATATATTCAGAGTGAAACTTGCTGATACCACATGTATCTATGGTTTATTTTCTAAAACACCTGTTATAGACTGGCTAGACACTTCTGCAACTTGCAGAGATAATATTTTAAAATATATACATGCACAAATCCTCTTACCACAGTTGCGTGATGGAAGAGATATTGTCTGTCAAAAATTACAGGAAGCAATAAAAAATGAATAAAACCCAGAAGGAATACCTAACACTCCTTGGCTACACGATAGCCTTGGGTGCAGCGCTGGTTACTTCTTATTTAGAGAAAATCTAGTTAGGTGATATTATAGAAGAAATTAAAGCACACCTGAAATCGTATTTTGGTCTTCATAGTTTCCGGTTGAAGGAAGCGTGTAACAACATTCCAAATTACACTCGAAGTATAAACTACAAACTACTAAAGGAAGGATTTCTGGAAGTCCACAGCGTCCACCGATCTCCTTCCAAAACTAAAACAAGATATCA